TTAAATATTTATGATCTGTCATCACTATCCGATCAGGAGTTGGATAACCTTGAACAAATTGTTAGAAAAGTCACTCCCATCCCTATCGCAGATTCAAGCGGAACGGAAACGCCGTGAGCAATCCGATATCGTCAAATGGGCTGAGGAGAACTATTATATCAAAGAAACCTCTCAACCAATTCGGTTTTTCCCTCACCAATCCGCAGTTTTAAGATACGCCTTTAAACGAAACGAGCAAGGCAATTTTAGATTTCAAACGGTAATTTATAGTACTCCAAAGAAATCCGGTAAGACAACTATCGCAGGTGTCGCTGTTCGTTGGGCTGCGGAGACCTGGGGAAAGTATAACGAGATATATTGCATCGGAAACGATCTTGAACAAGCCAAGGAAAGGGCTTTTAAATCTGTCAAAACATCCGTAGAACTCGATCCCAAGTTTGACCGGCAACATAATGCACTCCCTGATAAGTGGTCGCTGGCAATGGAATCTATGATATGCCAGGCTACAGGTTCTAAAATTAAAGCTATTGCTGCTGATTACCGAGGGGAAGCAGGTTCCAACCCAGCTCTATCGGTCTGGACTGAACTCTGGGGTTATATCCACGAAGAGGCTGTCAGATTCTGGGCTGAAATGGCACCGTCTCCAATCGTTAAAAACTCCATGAGAATGATAGAGACTTATGCCGGATATGAAGGCGAATCTGAACTTCTTTGGGGATTATACCAATCTGGAGTACTGGAAGGGCGTCAACTCACAGCGAAAGAAATAGGTCTTGATGCCTTCGCGGAATCTCCCAATCCGGACGATAAAGTACCCTGTTATGTCAATGAAGCTGCCGGCATCTTTGCTTACTGGGATGACGGAGATCAAGCTCACCGGATGCCCTGGCAACGCGGAGAGGAAGGAAAACGCTATTACGCATCAGAATCCGCAACCCAGACACCAAACCAAATGTCGCGCTTACATGGCAACAAATGGGTAAGCGCTGAATCATCGTTTGTCCCGATAGAATGGTGGGATGCCTGTTTAAATCCACTTCCGCTCAAAGTGGGAGAGAAAACACCTTTAGTGATTGGCCTGGATGCTGCGGTCAGTGGAGATTGTTTTGCTTTGATGGTTGTTTCCCGGGATCCACTAAATCCCAGGCAAGGTATAGCCGTAAGGGCATGCAGGGTCTGGACACCTCCAAAAGGCGGTAAGATAGATTTTATCGGGCCGGAAGAGACAGTCAAAGAATTTTGCAGGCTCTATAATGTGATCGAATGCTGTTATGACCCTTATCAGCTCTATGATATGGGAACTCGATTGACTAAGGCCGGCATATGCTGGATGAACTCATTCGATCAGGGAAACAAGCGCATGGAAGCTGACAAAGGGCTTTATGATCTTATTTTACAGAAACGAATCAGGCACGATGGCAATGCTGATCTTAGGGAACATATAGCGAACGCCAACGCCAAGCAGTCAACGGATACCGATTCAAAAATGCGAATAGTTAAGAAAGCCGAATCACGAAAAATTGATCTTTTGGTTTCTTTATCAATGTGTTCCTTTGAATGTCTCAGGTTGAACATATAATTGTAATACTTACTCACTAAGTGTATAATAGTAGGTATGATAAAGATATATAAATGCAAACGATGTAATCACGAATGGGCTGGACGGATGTCCACCAAACCCACGATCTGCCCGAAGTGTAAGTCTCCTTATTGGAATAAGGAGAGAAAATGAGAATAGAAAAAAACTGTGCTTATTGCAACATTCCTATTATAGTTTGGAGACGGTTAAAAGACGTTAACTTTTGTTCTAGGGGATGCGGCACCAGATATTACATAGAACATCCTACGGAGGCAATAAAACAACGCCCGTTAAAACGCATGAATGGTGTAAATATCCCTTGTTTAAATTGTGGTAAACCAACTTATTTAACACAATCCAGATTAAAACGATTACAAGATGGTACAGTAAAAAATACATTTTGTTCTAGAAGTTGCGAGGCAACCCTCAACGGACATTTAAAGACTGGTAAAAATGGCGGGAATTGGAAGGGCGGAATATCAATCTACCCCAGATCATTTAGAGACACAAGGGAAATTGCCTTAGAAAAAGATTTGCATTTATGCCAAGGTCCCGGCCCCCATCAAGGCAGATTGGAAGTACACCATAAAGATGAGGATAAACATAATAGCGACCCAGCAAATCTAATCACATTATGCGCTAAGTGCCACAAAACTATACATCGTCCTCCTGTAATAGTTGCCTGTATCATTTGTGGTAAGGAAAGATCAAAAAGCCCAAGTGAAATTAAGAGACCAAACTATACTGGGATTTGCGCAACTTGCCAAAGAATAGGAACACATAGTATTAAGGTAATCTGTAAACAGTGTGGAAAGGAGTTTACTTCTTATCCTTCACTTAAAAGAAAATATTGTTCAAGGACTTGTCAGAATAAATATCGAACAGGTAAACATAACTCAAGGACTTTAGTTAATATCTAAATATTAATATCGCTTAATCAATCTCTCGGGACGTTTTTATAACGTCCTTTTTGTTTTAGGAGTTCCAATGCCAAATGAAATTGATATAACTAAATCAGTACAGGTCAAACCACAATACGAAGAACTTCCCCGATCGAGTTACGTTCTCCAATTGGCTACTATTGCAGATGACATTACGGCCTGGGGTAACAATCCTCATTACAGGGATATTCAACTCCGTAATTTTTGGCCAACCGAACCTTATCTTGCATCCGCTATTTATACTATTGTCGGACGCAATGCGGCATTTAACTGGACGTTGGATGGACCTCCCCGGACGGTCAAGGTTATTCAAAACATGCTGCATAACGCTGATCTAGGTAGAGGTTGGCTATCGTTTATTACCAAACTCTCAATTGATCTTTTTACATGCGACAATGGGGCCTTTATTGAAGTCATTCGGGATGGGGTTTCAGAAACCACACCGGTTATCGGCATAGCTAATCTTGATTCAGGTAGATGCCGTCGCACAGGAGTCCCGGACTGGCCGGTCGTTTACACAGATCGGAACGGTGCCGAACATAAACTTCTACCCTGGCAGGTAATTACCGTTGAGGAATTCCCGAGTCCGATTGAGACCATGAATAATGTCCAGATTTGTGCGGTCTCCCGTGTACTGCGCATGGCTCAATTGTTGAGGGATATTTCGGTTTATAAAAGAGAAAAAGTCACCGGCAATAATACAAAAGCTATTCACCTTGTTTCGGGCGTGCGGACTCAAGAAATTGAAGACGCAATGAAAGCTCACAATGAAGAGCAATTGGCGCAGGGCTTTACTCGTTTTTATAAGCAAATGATTTTTGGAACTTTAGACCCGAACGCTAAAGTAGCCCACGAAGTAATTGATTTATCATCATTGCCGGACGGCTTCGATGAAGAAGTGACAATGAAGTGGTATATTTCTTTGCTGGCAATGGGCTTTGGAGCAGACTTCCAGGACTTTGCGCCATTGCCTGGCGGCGGGTTAGGATCATCTCAGCAATCCCAAATCCTGCATCAAAAGAGCCGAGGCAAAGGGCCAGCTCTCTTTATGAAAACTATTGAGCATAAATTTAATTTTCATGGGGTTATACCTCAGAATGTCACCTTTAGATATGATGAGCAGGATACAGCAGGAGACATGGAACAGGCTACGCTTGCGAAGATGCGAGCTGATACGGCTGCGGTTTATGTCTTTAATGGTATATTAACCCCCGAAGCAGTACGGCAGCAGATGCTAGATCGGGGCGAACTCACTCAAGAGGAATTTGATAGTTTGAATATCGAACCGGATGTCACGCCGGACGTCGTGGCTAATGATACCGATCCGGTCGATAACTCTGAAAAAGCCGTGCGTAAACCCGACTTCATGGGCAGGGAACGACGGAAGGTTGAGGCCTCTTTTCAATCAGACATTGAAAAAGCCTTAAAAGCTTCGTTTGCCGAATTCAAAAAAAAAATACTAGGTAAGAAGCCTGTAAAAGAGCTGCCATTTGTGGATGACATAATAAACGATGAGGAAATGTGGGAGAACTTCAGAGTCCGGGTGGTCGGTGCCGCTCAGCCCTATTTTAGAAACGGGGCCTTAGAGGCTGCTGCTTATAATGCCTCGCTCGGCCTCGGTGTGAACATGGATTTAGTCAATCAGGCAGTCCTGGACTTCACGCGCACATACACTAATGAATGGTGGATGGAACTATCCAAGGTT